TATGGTGTAATGCAATTTTACGATATTCAGCATCAAAACTTTTTGCATTAATATAATGCTTTGGTTCTACATCGACTGCCATATGATTCCAAGTGATACCTGCAAAATCAAATAATCCATTGTCTTTAACAAAAAATACATTTGGATTCTTAATCATGTCCAGCACCGGAGATAATGCATCTTCTCGATAAGTGTTATTCAGATTCATGTCGTGATTCCCTAGAATAACAATCGTAGGAATATCAAAGCCATTGAAAAAATTAGTTAGCATTCGAACAAGCTCCGGAGACATTTCTAGTTTGCTGTGAACAATATCGCCAGTAACTACAGCAATACTATTAGCAGTGCTTGTTCGACTAATGTAATTGAACATGTTTTCAAACACAGAACGATATTCCTGGTGTCGCTTCAATGTTCGTATGTGTACATCAGATATATGATATATTTTATCAGCTCGTTCTATACCACAATCTATATGTTTTATTTCCATAATAATCCTAATTTATATTCTGTTAGTTTGGCAAATGTCATTGGTTCCGTTTCATCTATTAATTCTGTAATCTTTTCAAAACCTAAATCAGACGGATCTTTGTCTTGCATTTCTACTAAATACACATTTAATCCTTCTGCCATGAATTTTTCACAGATCGATAATGCATTTCTAATTGCATCATGATCTAGACATATGTATATGTTTTTTACGTGTTCTTCTATAATCTTTTTTTGTAGTGCGGGTTGTATTATTTTTCCAAATAATGGTATTGCATTTCTTTTAATAGCCATTGCATCAAATGCGCCTTCGCATAAAACAATTGGTTCATTCCAATTAATCATCATTCCGAATCCGATTATATCTTTTGATACTTTTGGATTTTTATGCTTGTTTTTGTCTGCAGAATAATAAGCTCGACTTACAAAATAATTTAATTGTCCTTCGCAGTCATAACTAGGAATAATTATTTTTCCGGAATATGGACCATCTTCACAATAACCAATCCTGTAACGAATTATATCAAAAACTGTGATACCTCTATTTTTTAGATAGTATATTGCGTTGCGATAATCCGGAGTATTTTTTGTGATCCATAATGGTTTATATGCATCTGGTAAATGTAGATCTTCTTGAACTTTAACAGTTGGTTCGAAATCTCGATACTTGCCAGCATCTATTATTCGATTCAGTCTGTCAAATGTTTCTTTGGGAAGATTTAATTGTTTGAATAATGTTTGTATGCTTTTACCTTTTCGGTCTGATATCCAACAATGCCAAGTATAATTACCTTGTTCATCTGGAATACTACGTACTTCTAATTTAGGTTTATAATGTGATACAAACGGAGAAAAGAATGCGATGTTACCACCTGATGTAGATTTTCCTTTTCCTAGAACAGATTCTAATAACTGTATTAATCTTAGATTCTCCATATATAAATTATAATATATAAAAATCTGAAGAAATCAAAAGATCATGGTTATCCGAATTAATAATATATAATATTAATATAATAATTGTCAGACACATTCATTATCATTTCTGGTCCAACGATCATTAATCATTAATTCAAATAATTAATTATCATTTAATAATATATGAAAAAAATAATCTTTTAATTTCACAATTCCAAATATTATTCAAAGAATTTTTTAGGATTGTTAGGTTCTTCACCATTTTTCACGCATTCGGCTAACCATTCTTCAGGTATTTGTTTTTTAGCTACATGTTTTATACCTAGCTTCAGAGCATATGCTTCATACGTAGTTTTACTTGTTTTTGATATTTTTTGATTTGGATTCTGGAAAACTATTCTTAAATCTACATCAGGGTTTGACAGCAAAATATGTTTCATTTTTTTGCGATCCGTCGCTGTCCACCGCCCTTTAGTTTCAATATACATCAATTCACCGTTTTTCTTGGTAAACACAAAGTCCGGTGTATATTTAGATTTCTGTTCTGGTACAGTATATTGTAATGTTTTAGTTTCATAATTAACCGGATAATTTGCTTCGGCGATTTGTTCAGAAACTTTCAATTCTAAGCCTGATCGATATCCGTATTTATATGCAGCTTGTCGTTGCTTGCTACCAGCAGTATGCCAATGATTTTTTCTCATAACTTGTTAATTTATTTTTTTTATTCTCTACTGAAAGACTTCGAGTCTCTGATTTCTGGTTTTACTAGATATATTTTATGTTCTGTATTTTGCCATCCAATCTCGCCGGGCATAAAGTCTAACTGATCATCACCGGCAATTTTTAAGATATGATTATATGTAGATAAATATACACTTTCTTCCCCCCAAAACTCTCCGTAAAATTGATTGATAAATGAATTAATCGGCCATGAATTACCTTGATATCTTATAGTTCCTGGAGTATACATAACTGAGTCGTTTATATAATCTAACCATCGACCTCCCCATTCCGATTTATTGTAATATCCAGTTCCGAGAGAGCCAGCGCCGGCATCCATGTCTTTATAACCTGCGTTACTTATTTCTGATAACATCGATGACCAACTACCTTTAAAGTGCTCTTTCAGCAATGTATCAAAATTAATATTTCCCGGTATCCACCAACCGCCTTTATTTTTTTGTGCTGCCATTTGATCCATGTATTTTATAACAGCTACTAACTCATTCCATGATTTAATTGAATCGATACCAGCTTTATATGTATCTTCATATGTCATTGCTCCAGCCGATCCAGCATACAATTTTCCTACGATTTTCTGTGTTTTAGAAAGCTTTTTATACTTAAAATCGTCGGCATTAAAAACCAAATGTGTTGTGGATCGGGGACTCCACTCATCAGCTGACTGTTCGCTAATAAAATATGGTTTTAAATCTTGGAATTTGGAAGATCCAAATGCTGAATGAGCTATTGCCTTTTCTCGATACCATTTCGGATGATATACTATATTTTCTAGTTTACTTGGTATTTGTTGTTTATTATAAACGATTTCTGAAATTTCCATATCAAACACTGTACTACCATTAGATTTTTTTGTATACCCATATACAATATATCTTTTAGATAAATCCTGGCTATTTAATACTCGCAATGGATATGGGATATATTTTTCTCCGCCACCATATGATTTTTCAATTTTATATTCGGGATATTCTTTTAACCATATACGCTGCACAATCCAGTTACCAACTAAATATGTTTTACCGAGCTTGAAATTTTTAGCTACCGGTGTAGTTTTCCAATTTGTAAGTTTTTCACGCTCAGCGCTTGATATATTATCAGAATCTTTTACAGTTACCGTTGATCCAGATGATTTTTTCTTGTCGGTACTAGTTGATCCAGATGATTTTTTCTTGCCTGTACTAGTTGTTGTCTTGTCGGTATCGGTTGTTGTTTGATCGGATGATTTCGCCGACAATTCACCTTTTTCATTAGTTTTTACTCGTTTAAGTTTCGAAATATCTTGTTCTGATATTACAACTGATTCTTGCACTCTAGCAGCTGTAGGAAGATTATTCCATTCTGTTGCTAATGCTTCTCGAAATTTACCATCAATTTCTACAATATCTTCGTCATCAACAGTAAATGAGTGTACATCTGAAAATAGTTGTTGAAAATATGTTGCAACCGTTATAGTTTCCTTGTTTAAATTGCCGTTCCACCCAGTACTGGCATTAAAATTAGTAGTTTTAAATTTATTTATATCAGTTTTAAACTCACCAGAAAGAATATCCATTACACCACTTAATGTAAAATATTCATATAAAGCTTTTTGTAGCAATGCACCATCAGTTAAATCACCAGCTTTTATCATCTGCGATTTTGCTACTGCGGGTTCTGGCGCCGGAGTTTGATGTATTTTAACTAGTTCAGATAATTGTTTTTCCGAAAATACTGCAGACCCGTTACTCAATGTTCCCCATTTCGGCTTACCTTTTTTATCTACTAGATCTTTTTGATTTACGTCATCTTTTCTGATACCAGATACACGATAAAAAGATTTTCCTTTATCATCAGATTTTGCTATATCATCTTCTGCAGTTTTAAATGCATCTGAAATAAACCAGATCCATTCATTGCTATCTATTTGTGGATCGCCGGATAATGCTTTATAATTCGATCCTTTTACAACTACATTGTACAATACATTTTTTATTTGATCAACACGAAAATCATTGGATTCTGAACGTTCATCTCCTTGAGCAACAGATTTAAATCTCAAAAATATACGATTATATTCCGAATCAGACTTTTGTGGTAATTCTTTATTTAATTTGTTAAAAAATGCAGTATCAGTTGGCTTAAATTGACCCAAACTAGATCCAGATCCTACTTTAGAAATAGTTGTCTTTAACCGTTTACTTTGTTCAAACAAATTATCACGTATAATTGTTTCTAATAATAAAATGTTCCAATCTTTCATTCCGTATCCATTTTTATATAAATATACATTACCAATCAATCATGACCATATTTCCGTTCCACAACATCACATTGCTAGTTCGAAAATCTAAATCTAAATCTAAATCAGTAATTCCAGTTTTTTGAACGTCTTGTTGCAACGCTCTTAAAAAATTAACTAGTTTCATGTCCGTGTTACGAGCACCATCCGCATCTAGAAAATCAAATATTGATACTTCCCCGCCCTCATTGCTAGCATATTCTTGATACTGTTTAATAAAACTATCAATAGCAGCTGTATAAGATGCCGGTAAAGGATCGGCAACACTCATAATATACATGTTTTTCCCATCCACATAATACACAGGAATAAATGTGGAAAATTGATCATGACGACCAACTATAATTTCAGCAACACGATATTCTTCGCGTTCAGTGGTTATCTTAAACAAATAATCTTCATCATTAAATTTATATATACGACCATTGTCTCCGCGATTAAAAAAAGAAAATTGTTTTTCTTTTATCATGTTTAACAATCGTTTAACATCTTGTTCTCTCATTTCTCGTATCAATGTGCTTAATCGTATCATGGCTTAGGTGGTAAATTTTTGTCTAGATCTATTCGAACTAAAAAGTTAATATCAACATCATCTCGTTTATGTATAGGTTGAGCTAGTTTTGCTACTGCTAACAATTCATTGCGATCATTGTATAATCCGATTGTAGTTATATAAGGTTTAAAGTCTGACCCAGTTGCAAAAGATTTAATCTGCTCTTTGTCATCTTTAAGTGTGGTCGGATTCGAAGAAATATTGAATACTCCTTTATCAACACGAGTGATAACATTCATCTCATATATACTAACCGTGCTTTTATAACTTGCAGTAAACGGAGAAGCTAAAATGTATTCATAAGCATAATCTAAACTAGATATAACTGCTATTCCTTGTGGTTCGAATATATTACCTACATGATTAGTTTGTATGAATCCTAATGTATCCTCGTTACGGTCCGATAACGCACTTATGTTGCTAGTTGTAAGTGACTGGTTAAATATTCTTACTTCATCTATAACACCCGTAAGATTTGATGTATTTGTGGTATAACCGCCTATTTTTACCGGATCGGTATTATTAATATATGCACTCTGCGTAAATGAGTTGCTAATATTAGCATTTAATAAATTGCTTGACGCAGATGCATGTATAGACCCATCAATATACAATTCAAACACACTGCCGGTTTTTTGGCAAAGCACATGAGTCCAATCTGTTACTGTGGCTGAACTTGTTACTTGTGTTATGTAATTGCTAGCTCCAGCTACTGTAGCTATAACTTGGTTACTACTACTTAATTCTAATTTAAATGGATACTGTGTTTGTGCCGAAGCAGAAACTTTTCCTAGGATCAATTGATTGTCTGGCCCTGCATTGGATGCTGAAACGAACAAAGAAACTGCATAATCATTGTCACGATCATAATTTCCTCTAATCTCAGATTCAATATATCCAGCACCATCAAACTTAGCAGCCAAACCTATAGATTGAGTTGCTCCAGTTACAGTCGGTACACCAGGCACATATATTACTCCTGCTGAAGTATATGAAATTCTAGATGTATCAAAATATTCATTGAACCCTTCATAGTATTTTACACCACTCACAATGGAACCTGTATCATACAAGGAATCATATAAATTGCCATATACATCGCTTCGTATAGCTAAACTCTTTGTAACCGGTATACTGGTACCATGTATAACATCATCAATTTCTGTATCTAATTGAAAAGAGCCTCGTTTAACTCCTTCTCCTATTTTAATTTGTGGAATAGAAAAAACCGAAGCAGAATCATATAAAAACTTGTTAGTTCGGTTGATATCATTTTGTCCGAAACAATTATACGGTTCAGATTTTTTATTGTAAAATAAATGATTTACAGAATAATATGTTATAACTTGATATGATCCATCAATATTCGTAGCATCGTTAAAAGGCACTGTGCTGCCTATACCAGGAACGTTTTCTGTGTATATCCCTTGAAGTGGTAACGCACTTCCAGTATCGGAGCCAGAATAGAAAGTCCATGTTTTATTTGCTACAAACGGATTAACAGTTACATCAGACTGTTTAACACGATTATATGTTTTCGCAGTTACCCGATCTACATTTTCTAATAAATTGATAGTTGACATACAGTAAAAACCCTGTTATACTTTATTATAAATATAACAGGGCCTAATTCAGTGGTTATGAATTAATAATCTAATTTAACACGTATAAGAGCTTCTCGGGAGAAAGATTTTAGTAATGGTTGACTAAGTTTTGCTACTGCTAACAATTCTTGTCTATTATTATATAATCCTATAGTTGTTATATATGTTTTAGGATCTCCAATAAATGTGCTTTGTGCAATAACTCCATCTGATCCGGTAGTATATGTCGGGTTATTTGAGAAGTTATATTGTCCATTTTTAACACGAACGAAATAATGTGTGCTAGTAATTTTTTGCGAATTACGTGCTTGGAATCCCGAACTAGATCCAGAGATAGAATGATACATTGCAAAATGATTGTTTCCTTCTGAATCAGAAGTTACATTAGTATCAAATGCTAATACCTGATCTAAACGATTTCCATCTAATACCATTACTCCATGATCTGGATAAAATTTACCGTAATAAACTGGTGTTGCTGGAGTATAGACACCTGATGACAATGAACCAGAAACGATATTATAAACTCGGCCAGATGAACCAACTGTCGCGTCTGCAACCGTAGAATCATCAATAAGAGTAACTTGCGTACCACTCACTGTTACAGAACCGGTTGCATTAGTAGCTCGTGATGAAATCTGTAACAATGGTAACTCAAAATTACCTTCATCTAATCTTTCTTTAACTCGATTTCTTTTTATATTAACTACATATACTGAATCAGTTGATCCAGAATCTGTTGTAGTGAATCGAGTTGAAGTTGGTTCCAACAATAAATTTCGATACTGAGAATAAATTGCTTGCGATGCTGGAGTTTGGTTAGTTCCTAGGTTAGACGACCCGCTTCCATTTGCATTACCATAAGCAATTGAAAATTGAACTGCTGCTCCATCATTAGCAGGAGCATCTTGATATACATCTGTATAATAACGACGCTGTGATGTTGTTTGATCTGAAGAAGTAAAAAATGTAGTAAGACTACCTAGGTTATCACTCCAAAGTCCCGCAGTTACAGTTTCTTTAACATTGTCGACAACATCTTCTGCTAAATTAAATGTCGAATATGTTTGATTGCTAGCAACTGTGTTTGTTGTGCTAGTAGCGCTAGTAGCAGCATTTGGATCGATAATAGTTCCAGCTGCGATTGCTTCTTGTAAACCAGCAGTAGTTGCAAATCTTCCAATAGACCCCGTATTTGTTTGTCCTAGCTTCGGAAGTTGTTTTAATTCAAGTATTTGTTTCATTGTATTCATTTCCAATTTTCGCATATTTTATGATCAAGCGGTAACAGATTGTGTTGCTGTATACTGATTAACCGTTAAATTAATAGTAACACTTCCTCCTGTTTCATTACCTACAATTGTAATAGTAGCAGTCTTATCTTCCAATGTATTTATTTTACCAGTAACTTCAAATACAAATCCTACTGCAGAAACACTTTGTGCATCTTGATTTAATCCAACAACAGTCGGTTGAATATTGCTATTAGCAATTGGCTGAACTACCGATAAATCTGCTACAGTAGAATCAGACAATATTGCAGTGTATCCGTATTGTGAATTTCCATTTAAAGAAGTATTAGGAGTAATTATTGAGCTAGCACCACCATTTATTGTAATCGACGTGTTACCAACACTAACCACAGGAATAGCAGTTGTTTGTTTTGGTAATGTTAATAATTTATAACGAAGCGCTTGTGTTTCATCTGGTAAGGCTTCTGTTATCGGCAATGCTTCGATAGCAGCACCATAATAATTACTTCCTAATGGGTGATCTGTATTCCATAATGCATAATCAATTTCATCATCGCCTAATGCAAACTGTGTAATATTAAATGCAGCATCACCTGAAGAAAGTAGTTCTCTTCCTTTTAACGTCAATATTGCATCGACTGTTACAGAACTATTATCTAAGTATCCCATTTTTTACCTTTTTATATAAATATAGTTATTTTGAATTTCTAGTTGACTGAAAAGTTTCCTGATGAATTATTTGTTGATTGAAAAACAATCTGATTTGGATTAGCATCAATTATTTCAACAACCGGACCTCCATCTACCGTATCTTGTGAATCAATATTGAAGCCCGGTGATGACATTGCTGATCCATTATAATATAAATTAAATAGTCCTTGTGGCAAATAATCTTGTATTTGTGCCGGACTCAATGTTGCAGAACTACCGCCATATACCGAACCTCCATATGTACCAGATCCATACACACCTCCGCTACTAGGATTTGACGTGCTATATATTGCAGAAGGAACTGCAGTTGTTACAGATGGTAACACCGCATCACTATACCAATACGGAGATGCTGACTGAACGAATGTCGATCCAGACAAATACACAGAATCATATGAATATGGCACACCGTTATAAGCAAGATCTGCATTAGTTCCTGCAATATCAGCTGTGTATTGAACAGATACATCAGAATTTAAAGTTGTTGGTTGTGCATTAACCGTAGCTTCATAATCATTTACATCAGAAAATAACACATCGTCTTGATCTAAATCAATTGTTGTATTATATGTGAATGATTCTGGTACCGCAGTAGGTAAAGCAGTATCTTTGCTTCGTTCTAAAATATTTGGTTGTATCAATAAACCAGTTAATTTATCCGTACGAGCAGGCAACAATTGTAATAACTGCTGAAAGAATGACATATCAAACAAAGTGAATATTTTGATATAAGCATTCATGTCATTGTTTTGTGAATACTTTTTCCAATATCTCTGAGCATATTGTACTAAACGAGGATAAGAACGATCTTCAGTATCTCCTGGATCACCTATATATTCATCTAAATATGTTTCTCCCAATTGTGCAATTATATCTTCATCAATCATTGTTTGTGGAGAAAAATATACCCCGAGCTTTTTGCTATCTAATGGAGCTTTATCGTATTGACTTCTTTCTGCTCGAGTTTTTACATCTAATGTTCCTATTAACTCGTTATCTTCTAAACGAATTTTATTGTCGTCATATGTTCCCGCTGCAATAGATATGCCGTCATAATAATATGTCTCTTCCAATGAATCATATGGTTCTGCATTAGTCCAAGATGCGAATGAAGCAGATATTCCTGTTTGTCTAGGTTCAACTCCTTGCAAACTCGCGGTAGCAGTGTGATCTATTTTTTGATTTAATGGTACACGGAATACAAGTTCATCGTACGCATCTGAATTACCATCATATGCTCCAGGAGCTTTAGTGTGATTTTCAAATGGATCTGTATTCAAAGAACTTGACCACAATCTCAATTCTTGAAGTTGACCTTGCAATCTAACTGCACCGCCACTAGTACCACCTAAAGTCATAGTACCGGTACTACCAAATGATATTCCGGTGTCTGATGCAGACGCAGCTGCAACTATTTTT